TCTGGCAAGCCAAGCCAAGTACCCATTGTTCTGCGGCGGCTTTGGTTCAGGCAAAAGCGAGGCGATGGCGAACAGGGCGATGATGGACGCAGCCGAAGCGTCTGACGCTATGATAGGGTTATACGCGCCGACTTATGACCTTGTGCGGCTAATAACGGCGGCTAGGATGCAACAAAAACTTTCTGAACATGGCATACGTTACAATTATAATCAGTCCGAAAACGTCATATACACCAGCAATACGCAATTTGGTGATTTCATTCTAAGAACCTTAGACAATCCAGCACGAATCGTTGGTTATCAGACGTATCGGTCACACGTTGATGAACTGGACACATTGCGCCCGAACCACGCGCGAACCGTCTGGAATCAAATCCTTGCGAGAACCAGACAAGTACCAAAGGGAATGACACCAGAAACAGTATTCAACCGTGTAAGCGCTTACACAACGCCAGAGGGTTTCAAGTTTTGCCATGACAGATGGGTAAAAAATGCCAGTGACCTTTACCAGATTGTTAAGGCCAGCACTTATTCAAATCCGTATCTACCGAAAGATTACATTGAATCGTTAAAGGCATCGTATCCAGCGCAGCTAATTGCGGCCTATATCGAAGGCGAATTTGTGAACTTGACCAGCGGTGCTGTTTACCCAGATTTCGACCGCCGCCAAAATGCTTGCTACACTACCGCCACAGCAACAGAACAAATTCATGTTGGCATGGATTTTAACGTCAATAATATGAGCGCGGCTGTTGTGGTTATCCGTGACGGCGAACCGCATTTTGTTAATGAATTGACTGGGATTCGAGACACGCCAGCCATGATTGAAGCGGTCGCCGAATTGTACGGTAAAGATCGAGTGACGATTTATCCAGACGCCAGCGGTAGAAATGCGAGCAGTAAAGGCGCATCATTGACCGATATTGCTTTATTACGGGCGCACTTTACTGTATACGCAAAGAAACAGAACCCAAGAATCAAAGACAGAGTGCTTGCCGTGAATGTTAAAATATCGAAACGTGAATTGCGGGTTAATGTTGATCATTGCCCTGAATTGGCGAACGGACTAGAGCAACAAGCATACGATAAAAATGGAATGCCCGATAAAACGGCGGGCGTTGATCACGTTCTTGACGCGGCTGGCTATGTCATTCACTGGCTGTTTCCGATTGAGCGCCCCAGCAGCGGAATAATTGAAACGATTGGAGTTTAAAAATGCCTATTGATACCAGAAACCCTAGCTACAACGGCGAACAGTGGGCACAGATGCGCGACTGTTTTGCTGGTGATTCAGTGATAAAGAGCCGCAAGGATTTATACCTAACGCGCGCGGCTGGTCAGTCAGATGACGAATACAGCAAGATGCTGAAACGCGCTTTTTTCCTGCCTGTGCTTTCGCGCACTATTTCAGAAGTGACCGGAAACATAATGCGGAAACCTGTGCAGGTCGAACTGCCTGATTCGCTGCAGCCGATGATAAAGGATGTGGGAAACGGTAAGGACCTGAACACTTTCACGGCGGGTTTGATTGACGAACTATTGCTTACCAGTCGGCGTGGCATTCTTGTTGATTTCGATGACGCAAAGAAACAGGCGGCGTTTCGTTCATACAGCGCGGAATCAATCATTAACTGGTCAGATGATTTCATCATATTGCGCGAACCGTTTCTGGTTTCGGATCCAGATGACAAATACAATCTGGTCGAGGCTGTCGAGTATCGAGAACTTACCCGTGACGATGACGGATTTTATATGCAAAGGGTTTGGAGGGCTGACGGCGACACCTATGTTGCTGGCGAACCTATTTACCCGACCAAGCTGGGCGATAAGTTAACTGATATTCCTTTTGTCTTTGTGAACCCTATCGACAACACGCCAGCGATTAAGAAACCCGTTTTCAAGGATCTGGCTGACGCAAATTTGCAGCACTATCAGGTATACAGTGACTTGCGGCAGGTTATCCAAGCGACCACGCACAAGCCAACATTCCTTTTCATGGATGGCAAACCGCCGACCACTATCAAATATGGCATTGGTGGGCTTAATCACATTCCAGACAGCGCTGGCCACGCCGAAGTTGTAAGCGATCAGGGCGGAATTTCGGAATATCTTTCTGTGCTTGATAAGCTTGAACACCAAATGGCCGCACTGGGCGCACGGGCGTTGCAAGCCAAGCGCGCACAGGTACAGACCGCAGAGAGCGCACGGGTTGAGCAATCAGGCGACAGCGCCACGCTTATGACCATCTCCGACAGCGTTGAATCGGCACTTATCAAGGCGTTTGAATTGGCGGCTGGGTTTTTGGGTGTTGACGAAAGCCAGATTGACATAAAAGTAAACAAAGATTTCATCGAGGGCGAATTGGATGCGGCAATGATCGGCGCGTTATTGCAAGCGATCAACACGAACAGAATGAGCCAGCGCACTTTCACTGAATACTTACAGCGCGGCGAAATTGTTACAACCAGCGTTGATGAAGAAATTGAGCGCATTGAAAATGGATTCTGATACATTCCTGATTGACGCGGCAGCGCGCCACGCGCACTGGTTGGAGCGCTACAAAACACAGCGGTCAAATGTCGCGCTGAGGATGATGGCACAGATCAAAAAGGAGATTATCGCTGAGATTGCAAATGGCACGGTTTCGACACTGGCCCAAAGCAAGGACCTAGAGAGCAAGATAGATAGGATCCTAAGTGACGGGCTGGAAAAGGTCACAGCAGAAATCACGGTTGAACTAAAGTCCTTTGGTGCGTCACAGGCAGGGTTTGAAGTGATGACGATACAGGGAGCGGCAGCCGGAGCGGTTAAGGTTACCAAGCCAACCGCATCGCAAGTCTGGGCGCTTGCCAATACCAGACCATTCAACAATAAGCTATTGAAAGAAACCTATGCAGAATTTACTGATGAAAGTCGGAAAGTGATCAGGAACACAGTCAGGCGCGCATTTTTTGAGGGTTTCGCCATGACTGACTTGATTAAGGAATTGAAAGGATCGAAAGAAATGGGCTTTAATGACGGCACATTTTCTGGAATTGACCGCAAACTTAAAATGCTTGTATCAGGTTCGGTTAGCCACATGGCGAATGCGGCGCGTTCTAAGGTCTATGAGGATAATTCTGACCTAGTGACACACGTTCGATGGCTTTCAACGTTAGACAGCAGAACAAGCGGCGTGTGTAGGGGTTTGGACGGCCAGTTGTTTGAAGTTGGCAAGGCGCCGAACATACCGTTGCATCCTAATTGTCGCAGTACGACAACAGCGGTCATTGATCCACAGTATTCAAAAAGAAATCGGAGTCTTTCAGTCAGGCCGACCAAAGGCGCTGACGGTGCTGGAAAGTTTAAAGGGGCCGGAAACTATTCAGACTGGTTACGGAGCCAGCCGAAATCGTTTCAAGAAGATATTCTTGGCAAAAAGAAAGCCGCGCTTTTCAGAGACGGCGGGCTTGAAATGAAAAATTTTATACATGACGAAAAAGAACTGTCGATGGCAGATCTGGAGAGAAACTACCCGAAAGCGTGGGAAAAAGCAGGGCTTTAGAAACTAACGCTGGCGCGGCGCGCTGGCAAACCCAACGGAGTTGGAAACTATGAAAAAGAACGCATTGCTACAATATAAACTGAACCGAAAGACCGATGACGATGACAAGGGTGGCGGCGGTGGTGGTGACGAAACCATTGAATCGCTAAAGGCCAAGCTGTCAGAGTTTCGAGATAACAACATAAACTTGACGAAAAAGCTGGCAGAAGTCGAGGGCATTGGCGCACAGTTTAACGCATTCAAAAAGCAGTTTGATGGCATCGACCCCGAACAAGTGAAAGCGATGCAGGAACAGCAGCGCAAGATTGCCGAAAAAGAATTGATTGATCGCGGCGAACTTGAAACGGTGCTGGCCAAACGCATGGAATTAGCAACCAGCGATTTTACCGGCAAGATGGGCGCGAAAGACGCCGAACTTGAAAGGCTAAAGGCCGATTTGTACAAAGTGAACAAGCGCGTGAACATCGACAGCGCGGCGGCAAAGGCAATGGCAGACCAGAGAATTAACCCTGTTTTGCATGATGCGGTTTATTCAATGATCGGCAGCAAATTTACGTTGGCAGACGATGGCAGTGTGGTCGCTTATGACGACAAAGGCCAGATTTTGCACGGCGCAGATGGCGGAAACTTGACCATCGCGGGCTTTGTGGCTGGGCTTGATGGTTATTATAAGACCCCAAGCAGCGGCGGCGGTTCGCGTGGTTCAGGCGGCGGCAGTGGTGGTGGTGGTGAAAACAGATCCAGCCGCGAGAATATACGCGCTGGACTTGGCGACTTATAGCGCTTGACCCCGATCAATTTTTTCGCTATATAAGGGAATACAAAAGGGCGCGCGGTGTGCGCCTACCTATCAGCGGCGTTGATGGGGAAAGTAAATAAATCATTTATTTTTCAGCGCCGCTTATGGTGTCTGAAATCACAGAAAAAAGGTGAATTATCATGGCATCATTAACATTAGCAGAAGCGCAAAAACGCATTTCAAACCAGCTTATCAAAGGCGTGGTTCAGGACGTCCTTACAACAAACCCAATGTGGAATATGCTACCGTGGATTGGCTACGAGGGCGCAGCGGTTGGCATTAACCGTGAAGACACTGGCGGCGATGCGCAGAACTTGGCAGTCGGCGGCACTATCACGGCAAAGGGCGCACAGTCTACCGTACTGGATTACCACACAGCGGTTACCACCATTGGTGACGTTGAAATGAACGGCCTTGTTAAAATGCAGGGTTCAATGGCTGACCTGTTGGCCGATGAAATTTCAAGCAAAGCCAAAGCGGTTGGCCGTCTGTTGCAGACTGGCATGGCCACAGGCACAGGCACAAGCCCACAGTTAAACTCGTTTCATTCATTGTGCGATGCGAGCCAATTCACAACCGCCAGCGCTGGTCAGGCAATCTCTTTTGAATTGTTGGACGAGGGTCTTGACCTTGTTAAAGCCAAAGATGGCG